GGGTCCTGCAACATCGTGGTCTGCTTGCGATAAACCAAAAGATATGCGGCCTGCAGGTTTCCAAACAAAACCGGCGTTGCGCCGGGCACGATGTCTGGCATCTGCGTCGTGATGCGAATTGGCGAACCGTTGATGAGGAACTGTCCGGGGTCGACGGGCGACTGGATCATGATCGGGCGGCCGAGCGCGTCCGACATCGTCAAAATCTGCCCGAATGTGCGCTGGTTCATCAGGTAGACCGCGCCCGCGTGGTACTGCATCGGGACTTGGTATTTAACCGACACCAAGTCTTGCCAGCTGATTTGCCCGGCCGGCGTGCCGGCCCCGGTATCGCAAATCGGAATGCCCGCGGCGGGATTCAAAAGGCCTAAGGGCTTGCCAATGCCATCGCCGGAAATGATGGCGTCGCTGACCGTGTTTCGAAAGGCTAAAGCTACCTTTCGATACATCCAGGTTTCCACGTCCACCGCGGCATCTTCCAAAATGTCGCGCGAGGCGCAGACCACATAGCGCAAACTTTCAGCTTTAATTTCGAGCTCCCCGAGTCCGTCGACGAGCGACCCGGGCGGGTTGTTGGCGTAGCACGAGCTATCGCAAGCCCAGCCGGCATTTTCGATCTGCACGTTGTCGAGCATGAACTTGATCGAGCCGGCGCTGATGGTGATATTGCCGACCATGCCGGCGACGTCGGTGATGTCCGTCAGGCACGAGAGGATGCGCGCCGACATTTCCGGAACGAGGACGAAGCCGGAAGCGCCCATGTTGAAGCTCGTGAGCGCCTTGCGCTCGATGAGGGGTAGCTGATCTATCGTTGTGCACTTGAACAGATGCCGGAGTCCGCGCACCGCGTGCTCGGCCTCTTCGAGCTCGGCCTCGCTTGGGCAGAACGGTTGCTCGTCGGGCGCGGCCTTCGGCGTTCTCGCATAGTGCTTGAGCTCGAGCAGGCCGCGCGCGCTCTCGCGCAGCGACAGCGCGCCGACATCGGCGGCACCGACGCCTGGCCGGTTGAGTTTCTTGCTCACTATGTTGATGGCGGATTCGAGTTGCGCGTACCGCGCATTCACATCAGCGACGACGCGGTCGAGCTTGGCGGCGGCCTCGGTGAGCTGCGAGCGCTTGCTTGAATCGCCGTCCTGGATCGCGCGCTTGGTGTCGGCGACCTCGCGCAGCAGCGCGTCAACGGTCTGGCGAATTGATTCGTCTGTAGCCATGGGTGGACACCCCTCTGCTTGCGCGGGCGTCTCACCAGCTAAGACTTATAGCCCCGAAAGCCTTGCAAGGCAATTATTCTCCTCTCGCCACATTTGCTAGGGTGTCTTTTGGAGCGCTGATCATGGCTGATCGCAACGATCCCTACCGGGCCCTCGCCATCCGGCTGAAGGAGCTGCGCCCGCGCGACTTTCAGGATTTGCTGGCGCCGCTCGCCTCCGCGGCCGGCGAGGTCCGCATCCTCGGCCGGCTGATCGAGGCCGCCGAAGAGTCCGGCGCGGTCGCCGACGCGCGGCGCCTCAAGACCGAGTCGTTGATTGCGCGTGGGGCGTTCGCGCATGCGGCGTATCGCATCGTGGAAGCAATCGGCGAAGATCTGGGCGGCAGCGATCTTGTCGCTGCGCTGCTCGGCGACGGCGGGCGGCTGCTGGCCGATGAGCTGCTGGGTGACGACGATTAGTTCGCGACCGGCGGCCGGGCTGAGGCGAACCACTCACGCAGCGTTGCCGATACCGGTGCCGGCGGCTCGTCCTTGCGGCGCTGCTCCAAATAGTCGACGTGGCGGCGCAGCGCGTCGACCAGGTCGGGCGTCGTCCACAGCGCCCCACTTGTGATCATCAATTCGCTGGCGAGCTCGACGATCGTCACGATCGCGGCGAGCGTTGGCATTTCTTCGTCGGTGCGCGAGGCGGCATGCAACGCCTGCATCAGCCGGCTATAGACCGGCCCGCACGCGGCCAGCTCCGGCGCGATGATGGGCTCCCACGGATTTGTCGAGGTTGTCGTTGTCATCTGCTGGTCCTCTGGTTGCGACGCGCCGAGCGCCGCCGCGCCGACCGCCATGCCAATGAGGATCGACGCGGCGGTTGTCGCGGGCTAGCCAGACTGCGACGACACGAAACATAACACTTAACTTACCGAGATCTCCAAAAACTTCGCGGCCGCCTCGGCGCCGAAGCCCGGCGGCAGCACCTTGGCGCGGAAAGCGTCGAGCGCGACTTGATCATTGACCTCAAAATCGCGCAGAGCTCGCCACGGCGACTTCGGGTTGATCTTCTTAGCGTGTTCCCAGATCGCCGCGGGCGTGATTGCGGCGCCGGTGCCGTTGCCGCCTCCGTTGCCGTTGCTCTTGGTGGTGGCCTCGGGCTTGGCCGGCTGGGCGGCGGCGCGCTTCTCGCGTTTCTTCTCGGCGTCGCGCAGGCGCTGCCGGGCGAGCGCGGCGGCGGCCTTGGCGGTCGTGGTCTTGCTCGGTCGCCCGCGCTTCCGGCCGGCGGGCCAACCGCCGCGACGTTTGGTTGGCATTGGCGTTGCCGGTGTCTGCGCCGGCAGAGCCTTCGGTGCCGCGCCGTTTTGCAAAAGCTCCATCAACAGCGGGCGCAGCCGGTCGTCTGGGATCGCGGCAACAATGGCTTGCAATGGTGTCGTGGTAGGCTGACGCATCGTTGTCCTCCGTGATAGAGATGATGCGTCAAGACAGTTGTGTGATTTGGCTACCTTGGCCCCGCGGCTCCCCAGCCGTGGGGCTTTTCTTGTGCGCCGCGGCCGCTCGAAAAACAATGCGCACGGGCCTGTGCGTGCCGGGTCGCCGCCAGCGCCGGTTTTCTTTTGCGGCGCCAATTTGGCATCCTGCGGCCATGCTCATGAATTTCCCAGCCACCCCGGCCGCCGGTGATGTCCACGAGTACGTCGACGACAGGGGCCGCACGGTCCTTTTCCAATGGGATGGGATCACCTGGAATCGAATGGACGACACGCCGCGGCCGGCGGTGCGGACCGGACCTAAGGGGCCGAGGATTACGACGAGTGTCGGTGGAGGGGGGTCTTCGATTCAATCAAAGACCTAAGAAATAGTACAACCCGCCGAAGAGGCGCCGGCAGCGCCGCCACCGGAAGTCATGACTCCGGTTGTGGATAGTGCGCCCGAAACGGACCAGCCCGGCAGCCACGACACCTTCGTCTGATTAGCGGCTCGACGCGGTGCTGGGCTGGCGCGCGGCTTCGGCGCAAAACAATGTGCAGGGGCCTGTGCGTGCCGGCGCGCGCCTTAGGCGCCGCTTCATCTCACGCATCAATACAACCTCGTAAACGATCCGTTAACGGTATTGCCGCACCTTGGGCGGCATTCCCGCAACGCCCAGGACGCGCATCACCGTGCTCAATCTCGCCCAGGCCGCCGCGCTCACCGGCATGAACCGCAGCAGCATCCTCCGCGCGATCAAGCGCGGCGCGATTACCGGCACCAAGGACCACAACGAAGTCTGGCATGTGGACGGCGCCGAGCTTGCGCGCGCCTTCCCGGTAACGCCTCCGAACACACAGCCGGCGCAGCAGGACGCCCTCTCCGCCCATGCCGACGCGCTGGCCGCCCATAAGCTGGCGCTGGCCGAGGAACGCATCGCCGAGCTCAAGGAACGCCTCACCGAAATGCGGCGCGATCTTGACCGCGCACAAGCCGGCGAGGATGCCTGGAAAGAGCAGTGCGAGCGGACAACGCGCGCGCTTGCACCGCCCGCGCCCACTGACGCACAGGCCTCGCCTAAGCCAACGGACGCCGGCGGCCCGCTCTATCGTGCGTGGCGATGGATGCGCGCCGCGGGGTGACGTCCAGACTGCACGAACGCGCGCCGGCGCTCCTACCCAACAGCTTGGTCAGGGCGCGCACGCGTCGTAAGGTGGAATATGGAACGCGAAATTGCGTATCCGTGAAGCATTCGCAAGTCGCAGGCCCGGCCTCGGACCGCTATGCAATATAGCGGGATCTCGCTTCGCGCTTCGTTCCGCGCGCGCCGCTTGCGAATACTTTTGTCCTTCATCATGCGACGCAAGGGGGCCGCATAGGTAAGGGGTATTGTCTAGGTAAGAGGTGCTGTCGCAGTCCAAAAAACGTCGCTGGACGTGATGGGCAAACCGGCGAATGCTGGGTGTGAGCTACGGCATCTTTCCACAGCGACGGAGGAAGATCATGGCGCTCATCCCTTCAAAAGCATCGGCGGGAATTGCTGCGCTCACCTTCGCAGCGACTGCTTCGCTCTACCCAGCTCACGCAGGAATTATAACACTAACACAATTCGACGAAAATCCATTCTCGTTCACATCGACTTGGTCTTGGACCGACAATTTTGCCGGTGGCTGGGGTACTTCTAGCGTTTTTCCTGCGACACACACGGGTCAGTTTTGGGAGGTGATACTTATAGGTGAGGGTGCTCTAGTCGGTGACCTAACGGACCACGCCACCCATTTATTTGCACCCCATTCTGGGGAGGTGCCTACTGAGTCTTTCTTCAATTACCCGGCTGCTACTAATGGCATCGGCCCCGTTCCTAGCTTTTTCCAGCATCCCCCCTTGGGTCACATCGATTTGTACAGTCTGACAACTACTGCGGCTATGCAGCTGCCGCCGGTCGGCGGCTTCATAGGGCATGTGGTCACCATCACCTTCAATGGGGTGCATGTTCCCGGCCCCATCGTCGGCGCAGGTCTGCCCGGCCTGATCTTGGCGAGCGGCGGTCTTCTCGCCTGGTGGCGACGCCGTCGGTAGAGCGCCTCTCATCCCTTCGAAGGTACGGGCGGGAATTGCTGCACTCACGTTCGCAGCGGCGGTGGCGATGCCGGCCAAGGCGGTCGCATTCGTGACTGTTTTTTTCTCGATGGTGGGTAGGTCACCGGAATGGAGGCAAAAATGTCGCACATGTCGAATCTCGCGCGGTGCACCGGTATATCAGCCGCAATGATGCTAGGCCTTTGCCTGCCATTTTCCGGCGGAGTGGCATTCGCCGATCTCGTGAGAATTGACGATCAATTGACTATTTCTTTCGAAACATCTCTCACCATTCCAGAGGATGGCTCCACTAGCATCTGGACTTACCGTATTACGAATGTTTCGCGATTCAATCCTGATCAACGGCATAAGGAGTGGCGCAGAATTCATTCTCGGGTGACCCAACGGACAGTTTTAATCAATTTAGTGTTTTCCCCCTCGATACCCCACAGTTTCCTTGCCAAACTCTCGCCCCGGGTCAATTCTGCATTGCGGGTGTAATCTTCGATGTGCCCGACGGTAGGGGTGAAACTGATCGGGATGCTGGACTTTTTAGAATAACTACAAGTTTTGATTTCCAGCCTGGAGGCATGCCCCCGACTATGAACACTGGCAATCTGTTTACAAACGTAATTGTATTCGACCCCGTCCCCGGGCCTGAGGTCGGTGCTGGACTGCCCGGCCTGATCTTGGCGAGTGGCGGCCTTCTCGCTTGGTGGCGGCGACGCAAGACCGTTGCGGCCCTTAGTCCGGCGGTGCGATTAATGGCCGCCTAACGTCCTGGGGCTGAGCCTCATACAAGCCGCACAGCACGCGCCGTCGCGCCGCGACGAGCGGCCATTGCGCCTCGGCCAGGAGCCGCCGCGCCTCCGGCGGCCCGGCGACCTCGACGACCCGCAGCCGCTTGCCGGCGACCACGAGGCGGAGCGCGCCGGACTCCAGCGCGAGCCACATCGCCTCGACTGCGTCGTCGAGCGGCAGGTCGCTGCGGGCGCCCGCCTCGGCCATCTGCAAGAAGATGTCATCGACGACGCGTACGGCGTCGAGCTCGGTCGTGGGGGAGGGAAGGTGCGCAACATCGTCGAGCCGCTCAAGACCAGCCTGCGCCGTTGCCGTTTTGCTCATCGCGGTCCCTCGTCGTCCTCTTTCTCGGTAAGCCTCTTCGCGCCGCCCCGTGGCGGCGCTCCGCTTTAGCTTCGCAATGACGCTTTGCGCGCTTCCTAGCGCGCTCCGATTGGCTCTTTTTGCCTCATGAGGTTGGCCACGGCTCGGCCGAGGGGGAAATCGGGATCGAGCCAGCGCTCGTAGCGCTCGCTATGCTTAAGATTGGAACTATAGGCTTCGCTTGCTGCCGGATATTCCGACTCGGCACAGAACATGCGCATTGCGAGCAGCCCGAGCCCGCTTGTCGGCTCGTGCACGAGGTAGGCGTTCGTGGTCTGCACCGTCTTGAAGCCGAGCGCGGTATCGACCGTCCTCAGCCGGCGAATGCGGGTGATAAAACCAAGCTTCTCCAGCCCGGCTAGCGCCTCGACCACGCTGTCCTTGCAGCACCTTGCCATGTGGGCCAGTCCAACCAAGCTCGGATAGACGCGGCCATATTTCTCGACGTAGTACATCAGCGCCCCAAAGGTATCCTCCATGGTGCGGGTGATCGCTCCCCGGTGCTTGCCGGGCGCCCTGGCCTGCCACGAGCCCTTGCACACCGCCCGGAACCTCCTCAGCAGCCGGAAGCGCTCATTGCGGTCGAGCTTGTTCAATGGCGCCTCGGTGACGACGCTGTCGGGGCGCTCGCGCATGAACTCCGGCCCCTCCCGCTCGCGGCGCTCGAACTCGGCGAGCAGCTCCTCGGCCTGCTCCGGCGACTTGCCGAGCGCGTATTCGAGCGCGCGGGCGAGCTGCTGGCGCCAGTCGGCCTCGCGGCGCGGGCTGCAGGTGCGCCGATAGGACTGCCCGCCGCTGCGGGCGAAACCGAAATCGTGCTGGGTGGGTGCGTGCGCGCTCGCGCCCGCAAAATGCTCTGCGAACATCGGGGGTGGCCTCCATTTGGCTGTGGACGGCCGGGGAAAAGGCAAGCGTCTCCCGTTCGCTGCCCAACGCGAGGCGTTGACAGCGCGCTCAGTTCAGGCGATGACGGGGGCGGCCTTCGTTTTCGGCCGGCTCTGTTTCGAGCGCTCGTCCGGCAAAGACGGGCGCTCTTCGTTTTCTCCAAGTGCTCTGTTTCGTGCCGGCCCAAGATACGCGGCCGGCGTGCATATGCGCCCTTATTCGGCGAGTCGTGTCCAGCCCTCGCGCAAAAAAATCTCGCTGCCACAAGGCCTTATCCCCACCCAAGTGGGCGCCAGTTGGAACGTATGGCCTGGACGCGATAGCCCAATAGTTTCAAGGCTCCGCCCCGGCCGGTCGCCAGTCTCTCCCCCAAATTTTGGGAAAAGACGCCTAGGCGGCGGCGCCGGGGAGCGGAGTCGATATCGCCGCGCAATAGCCGAATGCGGGCAAGCCGCACGGGGTCCATGGTTCGCAAGCGCCCGCGGGCCCCGGCATGTCAGGGCGCGCCGGCCACGCCGCATGTCGCGCCGCCGGCCATGTGGAAAAGTCGGCGGCCTCGCAAGTCGCCTGAAAACTCATGTTGGAGATTGCGTTTTTGCCTTGACGCGAGCGCGAAAATTCAGCGACGCTGGGGACGGTGAGACGCCCGCGTAACGGACCCTGCTGCACGGCAATGCGCCGTCAGCAGCGGCCCAACAAATAAGGGCGCAATCACCATGACGACTCTCCTCGATCAAACCGCCGGCCCGCCCGCACGTGTTCGCAAGGCACGCCCGAACTTGCGCAAGGCAACCCCGACCGTTCGGCCGCTCGCGCACAACCCGATCCGGGCCGCCGAGCTTCTCAATGTCTCTCCGAGCACGATCGCGAACGAGATCCGCGCCGGCAAGCTGCGCGCGGTCAAGCGCGGCCGGTCGACGTTGATCCTGGACGACGATCTCGTCGCCTATGCGCAATCCTTGCCGACGGTGAAATAGAGAGGCCGGGCTGCTTGCCGCGCGTGAGCGGAAGAAACCCGGCCTAAGAACGAACGCCGCTGACCACGGCGGGTTTCTAAATCGCATTGTTGCGCGCGCACCGCAAGACCCCGGCCCCCAAACCTAGGGGGGTCCGATGAGCACAGACGTCCACGCTTCCACCACATCGCTCGCCGCGCCCGAGCGCGCGGGCGCCAGCCTGCCGGCTCTCATCGATGCCGCGGCGGCACGGCTGACCGCGGCCCGCACTTCGGCCGAAGTGCTCGAAGCCAAGGCCGCTGCCGAGATGGCCCTGCACCTCGCCCGCGTCGTGAAGGCGGCAAACGAGACCCATGGCGATTGCCTGCGCATCATCACCCGCGCCGAAAGCCGGATGGCCGATGAGGTCGACGCCGCGCAGGAGCGCGGAGAGCTCGCCCGATTTGGACAGCACGGAGAAGCTGTCCAAACTTCGGACAGCTTGGGGCTGGACCGCCGCCGGCTAGCCGAGTGGCGCAGCGTGCGCGACGCCGGGCCCGATGTCGTCGAGGCCGCCATAGCCGAGGCGCTGCAGGACGGCCGTGCCCCCACCAAGGCCGACGTCGCCCGCCACACCGGCCGGCGCGGCGGCATCGTCACCGGCGTTGCGATGTCACCCTACGCGGAGCGCGGCTTGGACCTCTACGAGACGCCCGCCAACGCTGTTTATCCGCTGTTGGCGATGGAGAAACTCGCGGGGCCGATCTGGGAATGCGCCGCAGGCCGCGGGGCAATTGCTCGGGTGCTGCGCGGCGCCGGGCATGCGGTGGTCGCAACCGACATCGCCGACTATGGATGCCCAGACGTTACCGGCGGTGTCGACTTTCTGGAACAGCAACAGGTCCCGAACGGCGTCCAAACGATTCTCACAAATGCACCGTTCAGCCGCGCCGATGAATTCGTGCGCCATGCACTTCGGTTGGCGCCACGCGTCGTCATGCTTCTGCGCCTCCTGTTCCTCGAATCCGCGGGGCGCCGCGACATCCTGGAAAGCGGCCGGCTCGCGCGCGTGCATCTGTTTCGCGAGCGGGTGCAGACCCACCGTGACGGATGGGCTGGAGCGCGCGCCGGCAGCCAACTGTGTCTTGCTTGGTTTGTCTGGGACCGCGAGCACCAGGGCCCGATAAACCTGCATCACATCTCGCTGCAGGACGTCGCGCCGGCCGGCGACGACGACGACGCCGGCATTCCGGCATTCCTGCGGAAATAGCTGCTCAGTTTTGAGCAATCCAGCGTGCTAGCCTCGCAGCCGCACCCCGCCCGGGCCATCACTCCCGGGCGGGGCGGCACAATCCTCACCGACGTGGAGCCGTCGATGACCCGCCGAACATCGCATACCCGCGCTCCGCTGGCCAAGATCCCGAAGCTGCAGGTCACCACCATCACCGTGCGGCCGCGGGGGCGCGCGCTGGTCTACGCCGCCGATATCCGCGGCGAGCTGATGCCGATCCCGAACGGCGTCTGGTCGACGATTCCGGTCTCGGCCGATGTCATGATTGCGATCAAGCACGGGGACCTGGAGCGAAAGCCCGAGGGGGCGACGCGCAGCAAGCCGGCGCCTGCCGACGCCGCGACAGCCGGCAAGCGAAAGGCGGACAAGGCCCGAGCAGTCGCCGACGTCGAGGCTCGTATGAAAGGCGGAGAGACCCAGGAAAACGCCTGCCGAGCGGTTTATCACGACTACGGCTACGCCCAATGGGACACGCTCGCGCGCGCGTGCAGGGCGGATCGAAGCGGGACCACTCGGAAGGCGTCTGCTGCTCGAAAGCGCCGAGCGGACATCTGAGCGGACATCGAGCGGACAGCGGACAAAATCGAGCGGACAAAAACATTGTCCGCCGGACACGACTTGCTTGCGTGTTCTCGTTTGTGTGTATTTGTTTTCGGCCGACCAAGTTTCCGGGAGTCGGCCCATGCTCCACGATTCCATTGAACCATCGCTGACCATCGCCGAATTTCGCGCGGTCGAGCGCATCTCCCATTCAAGCTATTTCGCCATGCGAAAGCGAGGCGAGGGGCCGGACGAGCTTCGTTCCGGCAGACTTATCCGGATAACGCGCGAGGCGCACCGCCGCTGGCGCAAGCGCAGAACGGTGCTGGCCAGCAAGGCCACATCAACCGTCAGCGGTGCAGCATGAGCGCCGCCGGCAAGCCCAACACCGACCGCCCAATGCCGCCCGACCTTCAAGCATGGATCGCGAAGTACGGCGGCTACCACAAAATTCCGTGGGCGGAATGGGACGCGGCGGTCGCCGCCTATCAGCGCGAACGGCGCGACGTGCTCATCGCCGAGATCGAAACAAACAAACAGCGGCAGCGCAGCGCAGGAGGTGAGCGACAAGCCACAACGGAAACGAAACCACGAACGAGCAACCGAGCAACAAACCATCGAAAACATAGGAGAGCGCAATGACGAAGACCGCACTGGCAATCACGCACGATGACGACGTCGACGGCTTCAGCGTAACGGAGAAAAGCAGCGGCACCATTCGCGGCAAGATCGTCAAGTTCAATGACCTGGACAAAGCCTACGTTGCCGACAAGGTCCTCAAGCTCGACCCAGCGACCCAATACGTTGTGCTCGATGTTGTCACCGCCTGGGTGAAGTGGGGCAAAGATAAAGACGGCAAGCCTGTGCCCGAGCACCGCACCACCCAACCGGGCGCGCTGCATCCTGGCCGAGACGAGCTCCCCGACCAGGACAAAACCATGTGGCCGCCCGGCCAGGACGGCAAGCCGCGGGACCCATGGCGCGACAGCAGGTATCTTTACTTCGTCGATATGGCGAGCGGCAGCGAATACACCTTCGTCACCGACAGCTACGGCGGCCGGCGCGCGATTGGCGACCTGAAGTCTGCAATCATGAACATGCGCTCCGCCCGTCCCGGCGCGCTGCCCCTCATCGTGCTCGAAAGCGTGCCGTGGAAGACACAGCACGGCGTCCGGCCACGGCCCCATTTCGAAATCATCGGATGGCGCGACGGCGCGCGGCCGACGGTGCTCGCGCCCTCACCGCAGCCCAAGCCGACCGCGCTCGGCAAGCCCGCATTGGTGACAGCAGCCGCGTCGCTCGCCGGCGAGCTCGACGACGACATCCCTTTTGACTGAGGCGACGAGAGCGAGAGCGACCGCAAACGGTTCTCTCGTCGCCTTTGCCCGATCTACTTCAGGAGGCTCCGATGGGTGAAATCTGGCGCGACGTGCCGAGTGTTCCAGGCATCCTCGTAAGCAGTGAGGGGCGGATCATGTACGCCCCTCACCGCGAACTGATGCCAAGGGGCGGGGCGGTGTGATGCTCGACGCGTCCGAGCGCGCCGGCGTCACCGACCTGCGCCTGCGCTTGCGCGAGGCCGGCTACGATCCGCTCGCGTGCGAAGGCAAGATCCCGCCGATGCGCGAGTGGGAGAAGAAGACCGGCGCCAATGCCGACGAGATCACGATGTGGGCGGTGGCGTGGCCTGGCGCGCACAACACCGGAATCCTGTGCAAGCGGACGCCGACCATCGATATCGACATTGCCAATCCGGAAGCGGCCGCGGCCGTCGAGGCGCTGGCGCGCGAGTTCTTCGAGGAGGGCGGGTACACGCCCGTCCGCATCGGCAAGGCGCCGCGGCGCGCGATCCTGCTGCGGACGGACGAGCCCTTCAAGAAGCTCGTCGTCAATCTCGTGGCGCCCAACAACACCACGGAGAAGATCGAGGTGCTGGCCGACGGCCAGCAGGTGATCGTCTTCGGCGTCCACCCCGAGACCTTGAAGCCTTACGAGTGGTTCGGCGGCTCGCCGGACAAGATCGCGCGCGCCGAGCTGCCTTATGTGCGCGAGGACGACCTTCGCCGCTTCCTCGATGCCGCAGCCGAGCTGCTGGTCAACGAGCACGGCTACACACGCGCGCCCGAACGGCCCAAAACCAAGACCGACGGCGGCGATCACGATGGCGGCGCCGACTGGCAATATCTCTGCGACTGCATTCGCGCCGGCCAGGAGCTGCATGACAGCCTGCGCGATCTCGCCGCCAAGCTCGTCGCAAGCGGCATGTCGGCCGGCGCCGCCGTCAACTTCCTGCGCGCGCAGCTAGAGAGCTCGGCCGCGCCGCGCGATCCGCGCTGGCAGGAGCGTTACGACGACGTCCCGAGATTGGTCGAGAGCGCGCGAACGCGCCCGCAAGAGCATCCCGGCAATGCCGCCGGCGGCGAGCTCGCCGAATGGGACGCCGGCGACGACCCCGGTACAATCACCCCGCGCCATTGGCTGCTCGGCAACCAATTCTGCCGCGCCTTCATCTCGTCGATCGTGGCCGCGGGCGGCACCGGCAAGAGCGCGCTGCGGCTCCTGCAATTCATCTCGCTCGCGCTCGGACGCCCGCTCTGCGGCCAGCACATCTTTCGCCGCTGCCGCGTGCTGCTGATCAGCTTGGAAGACGACACCGACGAGCTGCACCGGCGCATCAAAGCCGTGCTCGATCACTTCAATATCCCGCGCTCGGAGCTTAAGGGCTGGCTGTTCTGCGCCACCCCAAAGCTCGCCAAGCTCGCCCTGATGCAGAACCGCGAGCGAGTACTCGGGCCGCTCGGGCAGTACATCAAGGACGCGGTCGAGCGCCGCAAGCCCGACCTCATCTCGCTCGACCCCTTCGTCAAAACTCACAGCCTCGAAGAGAACGACAGCGGCGACATGGATTTCGTCGCCAATTTGCTGACCTGTATCGCCATCGACTACAATGTTGCCGTTGACTGCCCGCACCATGTGCACAAAGGCACGATGACGCCCGGCGACGCCGACTCGGGCCGCGGCTCTACTGGCATCCGCGACGCCGGCCGCCTCAACTACACACTCTGCACGATGAGCGCGGACGAGGCCGCGACCTTCGGCATCTCCGGCGAGGACCGCCGCCAGTACGTCCGCCTCGATCCGGCCAAGGTCAACATCGCCCCACGGTCGGCAAAGGCCGAGTGGTTCAGGCTGGTCGGCGTCAACATCGGCAACAGCACGCCGGAATACCCCAACGGCGATACCGTCCAGGTGGCCGAACCCTGGGCCCCGCCGGACGCCTGGACCGGCACCACCTCGCTCGGACTCAACGCGATCCTGACCGAGATCGACAGGGGAATGACCGACGAGGATGGCAACCCGACCGGCCGGCGCTATTCCAACGCCCCCGCCGCCAAGGACCGCGCCGCCTGGCCCGTGGTCTTGCGGCACTACCCCGGCAAGCCGGAAGGGGCGTGCCGCGAAATCATCCACGCCTGGCTCACCTCCGGCTTGCTCTACGTCGAAGACTACGACGACCCCAAGCAGCGGAGGCCGCAACAGGGGCTGCTCGTCGACGACAAAAAACGCCCAGGCTGAGGCTGCGTAATTAGGTTTTTTTGGTTACGCAAACGCGGGGGGGTTGGGTCTGCGTAATTGATGGAAACGCGTATAGGAAAAAGCATCTACGCAAAGCACTGCGTAGTTGCTCGCAGGTGCTTACGCACTGCGAGCAATGCATGCTTTTCCCCATACGCGTTTCCAAGCCCTCTACACCACACACCACCGCGTCAGAAGGAAGAGATCATGGCGGCCGCGCCGCCCCCCATTTTCACGGCCCATCGGCGGCCGCGGGGCCACCTCAACTTCCGCGCCGCCGGCAAGTTTGGTACTTTGCCCACCATGAGTATCAACCACGACGTCATCCCCCTCACCCCGCTCGGCCGGCGCAGCCGACTCGGACCCCGGTCGCGCGTGCCGGCGGTCGCCATTGCCGAGCTCGCCATCGCAGACTTTCGCGACGACGGCTTTGATCTCCGCCTCGCCGGCGGCGATCTCTTCGTCCAGGAAGGCGGCACCTGGCGGATCGCATCGAAATCCGACCTTCAGTACCTGCGCGTTTTGGTCCAACGCCACGCCGAGGAAATCGGCAAGGTGAAGGTCGGCGACGTCAATGCTGCGTGGAGGGCCCTCAACGCATCCCCGCGGCTTTTCAGCCGTGACGTCCCGCAGATCCCCGATCCGCCGGCTGTCCTCACCAACGGGACCACCAGCACCATCCCGATCCCTTGCCCGGTCGCGCAGTGGGCGAGCGAGGCACTGGTGCGCATGGACCACGGCCGGATCGAGCGGAGCGACCTGCTGGTCGCCTTTCACCAATGGTGCGCAGCCACCGGCAATGTCGTCCCGCTCGCCGCCATCTGGTTCTTTCCGCGGCTGCGCGTCGCCTGCCGTCCGTACCTCCGGACGATCACGGTCATGGGCACCCGCTATGCCGCCGGCATCTATTGGACCCCGCAGTCCGCCGACGCCGGCGCCCATCGCAGCGATAGGTACATGACGGTGCAGCCGCTCCCCGCCCGCAGGAGCGAAGCCGGCTGAGCGGATAGCGGACTTGAAAGATAGCCTCCGCCCGCCTCGGCGGCCCTCCGCGATATGCCCAAATTGCGGGGCTCGCCTCGTGGGAATTCGAGCGGTTCCGGCGATCTCCGCCTAGAAGGCCATGCCGCCGGCCGCCAGGACGCTCGCCCATGCATTTCCGCGCCTGCCCCTAGGGATAGGGGTCCCCGCGAAAGCGGGGCACTAGCGGCCGCGCCTAGGGCTTCCCTGCGGGCTTTGCGCGCTCGTGCCAAAGACTTGCCCGAATAGGCCAATTAGCCGGCTTTGGCTTGCCACTGGGGCGGCTATGGGGCATATGGAGCGGCATACGCTTGCCCCAAGGGATGCCCCAAATGTCTCAGATCGTCGCCTATTATCGCGTGTCTACCGCTCAGCAGGGCCGGAGCGGCCTCGGCCTCGACGCCCAGCGGGCCGCTGTTGCCGCCTTTGCCCAGGCCGAGGGGCTCGACGTTGCCGCCGAGTTCACCGAGATCGAGACCGCAAAGGGCACGGATGCGCTCGACCGGCGGCCCGAGCTCAAGGCCGCGCTGAAGGCGGCGAAGAAGGCCAAGTGCGAGGTCGCGGTCGCCAAGCTCGACCGCTTGTCGCGCGACGTCGCCTTTATCAGCGGGCTCATGTCGCAACGCGTCCCCTTCATTGTCACGGCGCTGGGCCGCCATGCCGATCCGTTCATGCTGCACATCTATGCCGCGCTCGCCGAGCAAGAGCGCCGCATGATCTCGCAGCGGACCAAGGACGCGCTGCGCAAGGCGAAAGAGCGAGGCGTTGTGCTTGGCGACGCCGGGCTCGGCGCCAAGAGCAAGGCTGCGGCTGCGGCTCGGGATGAAGCGCTGCGCACGACGCTCGCGCCCATGGCCGGGATGCCTTTCCGCGCTATCGCCGAGCAGCTCAACAGTCGCGGCATCGCGGCGCCGCGCGGCGGCGCCTGGGAGCACAAGTCCGTGCTGCGGATGATGGCGCGCCTGGGCTTGAAGGCTGCGCAGTGAAATAATCGATGCGAGGGCGCGAAGGTTCTCAAAAATGGCGCGGGATGGGCTCCCGCAGCCGATCCAATTTTTTGAGTTTCCATTTTGCGCATGGTGAGGAGGCAAGCATGTTGAGGAGTCTGCGATGCGGCTGAAGCTTTGCGCAGCGTGCGGCGCGACGGAGGATCTGCAGCACCATCGCCTTGTCATGCGTGCCGAAGGCGGGGGCGGCGGCGAGCGCAATCTGATCACGTTGTGCTCGGGCTGCCGTGCGAAGCTGCACAAGCGGCGGGCGTACAATCCCGGCGCCCGCACGAAGGCGGCGCGGGCGGCAGTCAAAGCGCGTTCTGCCGAGCGCGACGAGGCGCTGCGGCCTGTCCTGGCCGAACTCGCCGGCATGTCTGCCCGCGCCATCGCGGTCGCGCTCAATGCGCGCAAGGTGCCGACGTCGAGGGGCCGCTCTTGGTCCGCATCGACGGTGCTCCGGGTGCAGCGCAGGCTGGCTCGATGAAAACGCGGGGGAATTTTTGAGTTTTTTGAGTTTCCAAAGTTGCGGAGGAGAGCATGAGCAGCGGCATGTATGGGGTACTGGAAGCGCTTGAGAGTCTCATTAAGGCTGCCGCGGAAGGCGAGCGCACGGCGTTGGCGGATGCGCTTGATGCTTACGCGGATGACTTTCCGGAAGAGTTTGAGTGGGCGGTTAGCGGCGCGTCGCCTGCGCTTTTGCATCACCTGATGATGACCGTTGATTTGGCCTGCCATCCGGCCAAGCCGGGTCGCGTTATTAGACTTGTCGACCGGGAGCCGGAGGGGAGCGCCTGAGGTTTGGCCCGCCGGAATTTTTTGGAATTTTTGAGTTTTGCAATTTTGCATAGCGGCGAGAGACGATGAACGAGAGGACAACGACAATGCAGCAGCTGCGGATGACGACGACGCGAATGCTTGTGCTTGCTGCGGCGCTCGCGGGCGCGAGCGGGGCGCAGGCGGAGACGCGGTGCGAGAGCAGGCCCGCGGTAGGCGGCGGGACGCTCACGGTCTGCCGGGAGGCAGGCACGAGCGCGCCGGCGCAGGAATACCTCACCCGCCCTGCCGTAGGCGGCGGGACGATCACGACCGGCGCGGGGCGGACTTGCAGCACGCGGCCGGCGGTCGGCGGGGGCGTGGTGACGTCATGCCGCTAGCCGAGGAGCTGGAAGCGTTGGAGCGCCGCTATAACGCGGCCTTCCCCGGGCATCCTGTTCCGATGGTGTACTGGCACGCCGGCTATGGGCCGGAGTTGCTTCGCCTGATGGAGGCGGCCCTTAAGCGCGGGCGGTATCTGACCTCCGAGGACTTGCTAGCGGCGCAGAACATGGTGCCGGCCCCGCCGGGGGCGGTAGTCTAGATCCGCAGCCGAGACACTGCCGCACAAGCCGTGAGGCTCGCAAGCGCATCGCAGTAGCGGCTAAAGGAATTTGGAGGCAACTTTAAACAGAATCTTACGAGCGTCTTGAGGGTCCGTCGGCGGCGTCGGCAGCGGATACTTGATCGGATCGGGTGCGTGACGGTTGCAGTTGGCAGTTTGCCACATCGCGTTCCACAAAGCGGCATCTGTTGGCCCTAGCGCGGGCGCGGACACAATGACCTTTTCTTTCCGCTTGCGCGGGTCTTTCCGCTCGCGCGGGCCTCTCGGGGCGCGAAGCTTTGCGTTTCCGGCTAGTTTTCGAACAAGTTCGGCCGACTTATAGACGTCGTACCAGTTGTCTGCCCGCGCAATGTGAGAAAGCAGTTCTGCACGGACGTCATCGTCCTCCGCTTCCCTGAGCCAGCGTTGAATTTTGGATTCGGCTGGTGGCGGCGGAGGCTTTCCCGGCGTCTGTACTTGAAGCCGCACGCGACCGCCTGTTAATTGAAAATGACCCGTCGCGGCGAAAAGAACATGAACTCTTTTTCCTGATGCATCGAATTTAAAAACCTCGCCAACGGTAAGAGGTCTCGCGTCCTCGTGGATGAGCCGCGCCGCACCATTGAGGCGCACAATTATCCGCTCGGCGTCCCGAGTGACATCGCCTGCTTCCGTCAAGGTCGCCCAAGCGGCGGTTCTAAGTAGGGCATATTTGTTGCCCGCGTCGTCCGCGTAGTCCTCGACCCAAGGGTCGAACGGTGTTTGAAGCGCTTCCCGTGCGTCATCGACGTCAAAGCGCTCCCCCTTCAATTCGATGGCCCAACCTTCTGCGGGCATTGGTCTTCCCGTGGTTCACTAATCGCGAAATTGAAGTCATTGCAGCACAAGCACATCTCACATCGCCTCAAGGGCTTCACCCTTGCGCAGCTTTCGGCGCTGACACACTACGCACACATCGGCCTCGTTGGCGCGGTTTTTGTTCAGGCCGAGCTCGCGGAGATAACCCCGGAAAGTGTCCCGAGCCGGGACGTTTTCTTTTTGGCGGCCGGCCGTACAGTTTCTGTAAGCTTCCGTACAGCACGCAAGTCGTCGGCGATCACCGTATGACTCCACCCGTGATCTGGGCGATCTCGCGGGTCGAGAGTCCCTTTGCGGCCAGACTTTGCAGTGGTCTTGCGAATCGCGCTCGACACCACGATTGCGCTGGCACTGGGACCGCAGGGCGGAGCGCGCGAGGTCCCGTTCGATGAAGCCGTCAAGTTGGGCAAGCATGGCGGCGACCGCAAGTCGGCAGAAGTTAAGGATCAAGGTGGTAATGCAACCTTGAAGCGGGGAACCAAAGCTCATTGGCTCGCCCGGCTCGACCGTGACGGTCATGCCGAGCTGGCCGCCAAGGTGCGCACCCTCACGCAGGAGGCGGCGCCGTCACCGGCTCGGCGACTCGACCAACACATAGCCGACGCGCGCATCGAGCGGGTCGCGGCAATGGGCAGCTCGGTGCCCGTGCCATGGGCCGCGCTCGCCCGCGGCGCCGTGAACATGCCGCTCGAAACAGTGCGGACATTTGTCGACGATCAGCCCGCGCCCGCTCCGGCTTCGGCGCACCGGCACCAGCGGCGACGCGGCGCTCGAATTATTTGGCCGGCGGTCGCTCATTGGTCACTTGATGCGAAGCAGCCGGCAGGCGTTTTGACAAACGGTCGAACCCCCGACGCGACTTTCGAAACGGAAAACGATGCAATATCCAAGGCTATAAGGGTCCTGCAACATCGTGGTCTGCTTGCGATAAACCAAAAGATATGCGGCCTGCAGGTTTCCAAACAAAACCGGCGTTGCGCCGGGCACGATGTCTGGCATCTGCGTCGTGATGCGAATTGGCGAAC